CGCGCAACAGCCGATAAGGCCAAGCGCATGCTGGCGGCAATTGACGCGAACGCCGGTGGCAAGCTGATGAAGGTCACAGGTGAGCCGTCTGACACCGATCTGATGAGTTGCCTTGTTGGTAAGGTCATGGCCATCAAGGTCATGGTCTGGAAGATGAAACGCGACGGGGAAGAGAAGTCCGGAAACTGGATCGGCGCAGTAGCACCGGCCAAGAATGCTCCACCAGCGCCGGTGCAGCAGCCGGTACAGCAGGCAGATACAACGGGCGGTATAAACTTCGATGATGATGTGCCGTTCCGTCAGCACATGCACAACATGGTTATTTGACGAAAACAAGGCGGCTTCATGCCGCCTTTTATGCCCAATGAGGTGAAATATGGAACAACGATCCACAGAATGGTTTGAAGCACGACGCCACAAACTGACCGGCTCGAACATCGGCGCAGCACTTGGCGTTAACCCTTGGAATACGCCGGATGATCTTATCCGCTCGATGGTGCGCGAATATCACGGCGCGCCACCTGAGTTTAAGTCCAACGTAGCCACCGAATATGGCCAGCTGCATGAGCCACTAGCCCAGATGGATTACCAAAGCCGAACCGGGAATTTTGTCGAAGAGTGCGGTTTTTTTGTGCATCCTGAGCACGACTGGTTGGGCGCAAGCCCTGACGGCCTGATTGGTGATGACGGCCTGATCGAAATCAAGTGTCCTTTCGGCTTGCGCAACAAGACAGGCGCAGACTTGGTATTCAAAACCGCCGAAGAGCAGCCGCACTACTACGCTCAGGCGCAGATCGAAATGGCATGCACCGGCCGTAGCTGGTGCCACTTTTTCCAATGGACAAAAAACCGCACCCGGATTGAGCGCGTAGATTTCGATCCAGATTGGTTCAATAATGCGCTGCCGACGCTGCGCGCATTCTATGATCGGTATTTGTCAGAGATGGACAACCCAACCCATCTCGAAGAAAAAGAAGTCGAGATCAACACGCTCGGCGTCAAGTCGCTGATCGATGAGTATGACGAGGTGTGCGCCGCTATCGATGACGCAACCGCGCGCAAAAAAGAGATCATGGCGGAGCTGGTCAAGGCAGCAAAAGAGCGTAACGCCGTCATGTTTGGCCGCAAGCTGACGAAGGTTGAGCGGAAAGGCAGCGTTCAGTACAGTAAGATCCCAGAATTGAAAGGGCTTGATCTTGAGCCATATCGGTCGAAGCCTTCGGAGTACTGGAGGTTTAGCTGATGAAGTTTAGGCCATACCAGGCCGAAGCAGTGGAGGCCGCAACCGAATGGATGCGGCGCTCCATTATGCCGGGCCTTCTAGAGCTGGCTACCGGGGCTGGCAAGTCGATTATTGTTGCTGAAATCGCCAGATGGATTTACGACCACAGCGGCAAGAAGGTTTTGTGCCTACAGCCAAGCAAAGAGCTGACCGAGCAGAACGCCGCCAAGTACCTTGCAACGGGCAACCCTGCGAGCATTTTCAGCGCATCGGCTGGCGGTAAGTGCATGCGCCATAACGTCGTTTACGGAACGCCTCAGACGGTTAAGAACAGCCTGTCTCGGTTCGGTGATATGTTTGGCGCTGTCATTCTTGATGAGGCACACGGCATAACGCCGACTATCGTTGCCATCATTGATGCGATACGCGCGCGCAACAAAAACCTGCGCGTTATAGGGTTGACCGCTACGCCATATCGCACAACAACCGGATTCATCTACCAGTACGATACAGACGGGTCGTTTGTTCCTGAAGATCAGGCGCGCGACCCGTATTTCAACACCTTGCTATACCGCATCCAGACGCGCCAGCTGATCGATATGGGCTACCTGACCGAAGCTCATGCAGACCCAGAGATTGCAGCGCAGTACGCAGCCGGTAATCTGCAAGTCGGCAGCAACGGCAAATTCAAGGCCGCCGATGTCGAGCGGGTATTTGAGGGCCGTGGCAGGTTGACAGCGCAGATCGTCGCTGATGTCGTTGGGCACGCTGTGGGCAGGAAGGGCGTCATGATCTTTGCCGCCACAGTGGACCATGCGAAAGAGATCATGGAGTCACTCCCTGTCGGCATCAGCCGCATGCTCGGTGGTGACATAAACATGAAGCGCAGCGAGCGCGAAGCGCTAATAGCCGACTTCAAAGCGCGCAAATTCAAGTATCTGGTATCCGTCGGCACGCTGACGACCGGATTCGATGCGCCGCATGTTGACCTGATTGCCATCATGCGCGCGACTGAGTCGCCAGGGCTATTGCAGCAGATAATTGGCCGTGGGCTGAGACTGAGTGATGGTAAGGCAGATTGCCTGGTGTTGGACTACGCCGAGAATATCGAGCGCCACAACTTGCATGATGATCTTTTCACGCCGGAGATAAGGGTGAATGGGTCGAGATCAGGCGGCGAACTGTTGTTTGTTGAATGCCCCGATTGCGGTTTTGAGAATGAGTTCGGCGCACGACCAAACAATGACGGGTTTCAGATTAGCGAAACTGGATATTTTCTCGACCTCGCTGGAAACGAAATAGCCACACCGCACGGGCCGATGCCTGCTCATTTTGGGCGGCGCTGTACCGGGCAGGTGGCATCCATGTTCCACAAAGGTGTTTTTGAGCGTTGCGAGTACCGATGGACGTACAAAGAGTGCCCAGAATGCGACCATAAAAACGACATTGCTGCGCGATTCTGCGAGGAGTGCAAGCACGAGCTGGTTGATCCTAACGAAAAGCTCCGGCAAGAGTTTCAGCGCGTTAAACGCGACCCGTACAGCATTAGTACCGATGAGGTACTCAGCTGGTCAGCCATGCCTAGCACCAGTCAGAGCGGCAAGGAAACCATTGTCTGCGAGTACACTACGCCATATCGCACATTTAAGATCTGGTACGTTCCGCAAAGCAATCACCCGCAAGCCAGGCACGCATGGCGCTCACTGAATGAGGCCGTATTCGCTGGCCATGTCGCTCCGGACGCCGCCACATTCATGCGCTACCTAGATCGCGGTCACAAACCGAAAACCATAACGTGCCACCGCGAACGCGGCAGCACATTCTACAAAGTCATTGCACATAATAGGCCAGCTGATGAAATACCCAACTGAGCACGCCGAACAGGTCACATTCATTGCAGAGTTTGAGCGCAGGTTTCCCGGTATTCGCATATTCGCCATACCGAACGGAGGCTATCGATCCAAGGTGACAGCCGCAAACCTAAAGGCCGAAGGCGTCAAGAAGGGCGTGCCCGATCTATTTGTTCCAGAGTGGAACTTGTGGATCGAGATGAAGCGCATTAAGGGTGGATCGGTATCGGCGGAGCAGAAAGACTGGATCGCGTACCTGGAATCAGTCGGCCATAACGTGATTATTGGTAAAGGCTGGCGCAATGCTATGGACCAAATCGAGGATCTGCGCAAATGACCCCCATAAACCAACTTGCTCAATACATCATCCACGACACTGAAGCCGAAACGATAGAGCCGGAGGTGTCGCTCATAATCGGGATGCTGATAACCATTGAGGCTGAGTACATCTTGCTGCTCAAGACGAAAGAGGAACGCCGCACCGCACTGGAAACGCTACCGCCGAAAATCCGCGCCGATGTTGAGCGCCAAGTGATGATAACGTGGCAAGACCAGAAGCGCCGATACAGTGACAAAGATATTGCACGCAAGCCCTCAAAATGAGGGCTTTTCTTGTTGACAGTAAAAACAAGTATGCACTACCATGGACACATGGAGACAACAAACAGCGAGGAAAAAACAATGACCATCCAAGCCCACATCCACGACCCAAAACACGCGAGCTGGTTTTCCAGTCCTGCAAAGGACGACATGAGAGCCTTCGCATATGTGACCATTGCAACATCCGGCGATAGCAGTGCGGTTATTTTCAGCCACTCGCCCGAAGTGCTGCGCGAGATTGCCGCTGCGTTTGAGCAAGCTGCTAATCAGTTGGAGGGGTTGAGTTATGAGTGATAAGACTATGACCCGCCTCGCCTTCGCCGGTCTCGCCATTATCGCACTGGTCATGTATGGCCTGAGCGCACACATGGATTATGTCGAAGCCCGCACCGGCATTAACTGTGAAACGCATGTAAGGAGCTGCGAATGAAACTGCTAACCGTCACCGAGGTCGGGCATATGCTCGGCTTCAGTCGATCAAAGATTTACAAGCTGGTCAAGGAGGATGACAGCTTCCCCCGCGCCATCAAGCTAGGCGAAGGCGATAACGCGCCGGTCCGGTTTGATCAGGATGAAATTGAGCAGTGGATCAGGGAGCATAAGCTATGAGCAACGAAACGAAATGGACGCCGGGTCCGTGGGTTGTATGTCCTGCCGGTGATATCTGGAGTGAGAATCTTGTGAGCTTGGTCGCTGACACTTATTCGCCAGTTGAAGCCAATGCCCACCTAATCGCGGCAGCGCCTGAGTTGTATGAGGCTTTGGAAGATACGCATTTGGCTTGCAGTAAAACGGTATATGGATATGACGGAAGCTATGCGGCAAAACGCAACGCAGCCGCGCTTGCAAGAGCCCGAGGAGAATAAAAATGAAAATGTCAGAATTCATGAAACTAGCAAAAGCTGCAAACCGTGCGCATGAATTAGCAGATTCACCATGCCCTGAAAAACTTATGGGCTCCGGTACTAGTGATGAAGTTGAACTATACCGTGCAGCTATTCGCCGCGTTGCAGTTGAGCGCCGCAACAACATCATTGAGCGAGTTGGAGTTGTTATTGATGAGCAAGCGTAAACCGATCCACGAGGTGGTCAGAGAGAAGGGCGAGTCTATCGCTGCCGATCTGAGAGAGTTCAAGCTTTCCATTGCCGCCATCAAGTCTAAGCACAGCGTCGGCTCTGACGTGATCGAACAGACCGCCGAAGAGTACGGCATCAGTATGCGTAACCGTGGCCGCAGAATGCACCAGATCGCCTCGGTTAAAAGCCATGAGCGCCGCCGTGCCGAAGCCGCATTTTTGCGCGATCTAAAGGAAACCAAGGAGACATTGGGCGCGCTGGCCAAGAAGTACAAAATTGGCAAGGACAACGCCACACGGCTCGCCAAGCTGGATGGTATCGACACCCGGGAGCGCCAGAAGGCTATCAGACGCGAAACGTGCGAGACACGCAAGAAGACGCGGCCACCGGCTGCAGCTGAAGCGGACATGCTGTTGTGCGGTGATCTGAGCCGCCTAGTAATGGGCAGTAAATGGAACAGTCGGGAGTTGAGGGTATGAAACAGCAACGATATATAGACGAGCATGGCGAAGACTGGATAGACGAATGCGCCCGGACGCTGACACCCGAGGAGTTCCGGGGCGCAATGAAGTTCACCATCGGCAAGTATGTCCGCCGCGCCGGTAAAAAAGACCAGTTGACGAAAGAGATAGCCAAGATTAAGGACTATGCCAGCCGTTGGCTGGATTATGAAGCGGAGCGAACAGAATGAACTATCAAGAGTTTTTGGAAGGTAAAATCAAGCTATCTACGCTTGAAGGCCATAGCTGCGAGATTGAAGAGATCAATCCGATTCTAAAGCCGCACCAGCGAGATATTGTGAAGTGGGCCGTTGAAGGCGGACGCCGCGCAATCTTTGCCGCTTTCGGCCTCGGCAAATCTGTTATGCAGATCGAAACTCTACGCCTGACCATTAAGAATGCAGGCGGCAAGGCTCTGGTTATTGCACCGCTTGGTGTGCGCCAAGAGTTCCGCCGTGACGGAAAGATGCTTGGTGTTGATTTCAAGTTCATTCGCCGCGCCGAAGAGATGGACTGCGACCATGACTTTTACCTTACCAACTACGAATCCGTGCGAGATGGAAAGCTTGACCCAAACGAGTTCACCGCTGTTAGTCTTGATGAGGCTTCGGTGCTGCGCAGTTTTGGTAGCAAGACATATCAGACGTTTCTGGATTTGTTCCAAGCTGTCAAATACCGCTTTGTGGCAACCGCTACGCCATCGCCAAACCGGTACAAGGAGCTGATCCACTACGCCGGTTATCTCGGTGTCATGGATACCGGGCAAGCCCTGACGCGCTTTTTTCAGCGTGACAGCACTAAGGCCAACA